CTTTACTTGCACCTATAGCTAAATCAATATTTTCTACTGTAGATAAAGTTATTACATCTAAAGCAGAAAAAGAAAAAATTAAAGCTGAGTTACAGCATAAAATTATTACAGGCGATCTTAAAGAAATAGAAGCCGCCGCAACTGTAATACAATTAGAAGCACAAGGTACGTGGTTGCAAAGAAGTTGGCGACCAATAATGATGTTATTGTTTGCCGCACTAATGGTAGCACATTGGTTTGGATTTACTGCACCTAACATTCCTGAGTCCGTGCAAAATTCATTACTAGATATTATAATGATTGGTGTAGGTGGTTATACTGTTGGGCGTAGTGCAGAGAAAATTGGACAGCAATGGCAAAACAAAAACAAAAAACCATAATAGATTATTTGGAGGCAAAAATGTCAAGCATAGAGAAGGCTAGAAGGGTGTGCAGTAAGGTTTGGGGTAAGATTATACTTCAGATTTCAGCTTACCCTCTATACTCAGCTATAGCCGTTGTAGGGCTAATTCTACTTTTATTCTACCTATAGATTAATCTTTTTTTTGATACTCTTGATAATTGTATCTATATTCTAGGGGTACAACTATAATTTCTCCTTTGTGATCTTTAATGGGTATGCCATTATCGTCAACTATTTGCCCTTGTTCATTAATCTTGTTCATTACTCTGTTTTAATATATCTATAAATAAAGGCAAGTCTAAACATACCATTGTTGTGCCGTGGTCTTTGTGTAGGCACAGCAAGTCAGCACCAGACTTCCATCTTTCTAGTGTTTTAAATCCTGCTCCGTCTTTTCGTGCTTTTACTTCTACACTTAATTTGTGCCAAGGTTCTTGTCTTATTTCTATATCGTAAGGGAAATCTGGTATCGCTCCGCTCATTGGTTGTCGTCTTGCTTTTATTCCGTGTTTAACGAACTCTTTAACAAGTTTCGCCTCTACTCTGTACCCTTTGCTTTTACTAAATTTACCCATCACTCACCTCTGTTAGTCGTGCTTCTTTAAATGCAGAATCTACATACCTCATCTTCCCTTGTATTTCAAATCCACCTTTGTCTTGTAGTATTTGTCTTGCCTCTTCTTCTGAGTTTGCTTTTATTTCGTAATCATAAAAACATTCAACTGCAAAATTATATGTTTTTTTATTTTTTATCATTTTTGTTTCCTAACTCCTAAAAAATCTATTTGAGAAAACAGAGCAAAATTTTCCCTTTGTGCTAAATAACTCCCTAAGATACGATATGCCTGTACTACACTATACGCTTTTATCGGTATATATCTATAATTAGGAAGCATAAACTCATATATATTTTTAGTTTTCATTTTTTGGCTCCACATCTGATGGTGCTTGTGCATACCAATCTGCACCTAATACTTCTAGGTTTCTTGCACCTACACCTTTGGTTAATTTATTTTTCTTCACTAATTGCATACATATTTTGTGTGCTTGTGAGGGTGATGAGAACGCCAGATGTTCTGCAATCTCTTTATAAGATGGGCTGAACCCATACATACTTAAAAAGTCTTTTACAAACTTTAATACACGTGCTTCATTTGCGGTCATAAATCCTCCTATCGTACCTAAAATCTTTAAATCGTGTGCACTTCATAGCTACTACATTAACTACAGAATCTGCAAATTGTTCTTGCACACTCCACCACGTAAAGACATTACACTTGGCTAGTAAAGGTACAGCATACTTCATATATAATCTACCTTCATATTCTAACCAAAGTGTAACGACAAATATTTTAAACATTAGATTGGAATCTCATCATCAAAATCATCAAGGCCTTCTTTTTCAAATCCTCGTGGTTTTGATTTTTCATCTGTAGTTACAGATGGTGTAGAGTTATCAGATTTAGAATCCATAAGTTTCATTTCTGAATTAAACCTATCTAAATGTATCTCAGCTTTGGTTCGTTTCTCACCATCTTCGGTTGTCCAATCCCGATATGTTAGTCTTCCCTCCAATAAAACCCGACTACCTTTCTTACTATATTTAGAAAGTATGTCAGCAATCTTATCGTCCCAAACAACAACCTTGTGCCATTCGGTATCTTTCTCGCCTTTAACTACTCTGTTTGTAGCTAAAGACAAGATGGCGTAATTAGATCCTGCACCTGTCTGTTTTATTTCGGGGTCAGCACCTAGATTACCTATCAATGTAATTTTATTATACACTCTGTAGTTCCTTTCGTTTAGATTCATATTTAGCTACAGCCATTTGATACAATCCGGGATTGGACTTCTTGGCTTTAGCTATGTTTACTTTTGCCATTTCATAATATCCGGTAGCTTGTTTAATAGTTTTACTACCTTCAATATTAGTAAGAAATGTTTTGATAGCGTCATCATCTGCAGAACCTATCTTCTGGTCTGTTGTATCAAACTCATCTTCTGAATACACAAAGCCGTGTAATCCAACAAGTTTTAGTATGGCTCTATCTACAGCACGTTTCTCTGCCATTGCATATGGATAAGCAACCTTACTATTTTTAGGACTTGCTTCTCCGTAGGTAATGACTTTCATTTTGTCATTGTGTGCATAGCATTTAACTACTGCAATACCTTGTGCAGAGTTTGTTTCTACTTCAAGTATGTCATCAATGACAACACCTGCTTTTGCTCCAACAAGTTCACAGTATTTGTGTAACATAACTAGTGTTGCTTTACCACCACGCTTTAGTTCCCAGAGTGCGTGTTCGGGTTTAAGATCATACTCTTGTAGTATTTTCTTTACTCTTGGTTCAATGTTACCCATCATATTAACCTCCTTTGTTTTCTTTGATGGTTAGGTGTCCTGCTTTTGTTCTTGATATCTTGATACCACCACCTTCAGCAAGACGACAGTTGGCAGGTATTAATTCTTTCAATACCTTACCAACTGCTCGGTGTTGATCGTATGGTATTTTCGTTTCACGCCAAGTATGTGCATTAGCTACAAACTCATTGTTCTTCTCCATATCAATACGAATCATATCGTTGACTTTTATGTTGTTTGTATAGTCTTGTATTATTTTTTCTGCTTGTAAGTTTTCTGGTTCTTTGTCTGTTAGTATATGTTGCTTCCAAAAGGTATCTTCCATTTCGTAAAGCATTTTTATGTAATCATTGTCATATTGTATTTCACACCATTCGTATCTCATATTACCAAAAATTACTGAGAGGTACGCTCTATCCATCATTGCAACTTGCATATAATGTTGTAGCTGAGGCATATATTTTCGTATAACATTCTCTAAAGTGTTGTTGGTATTGGTATGCTTACACTCTAGGACACAAATTTTGTCACTAACATTTACCATTCCATCAAGACTAGCGTGGCGAAATCCATCTGTAAATTCGTGTTGATTACTAGCTGATAATAGTTTATGTCCTGTTTCCTGAGCAAACCATTGCTTGTTTAATTCTTCTGTAACAATGCCGATTTGTACAGGTAACACCCGATCCAAGTTGGCAGGTTCTTGACGCCCTGTCTTCTCTAGCCAGAGTGTGTGCCAATCACCTTCCATAATGCGTATAGCATCTGAACCACCAAGTGTTTTAGGTCGTTCTACTTTTTTCTTTGGTTGCATATTATACTCCTTTCGTATCTATTTTATAGCACTTTTGTACTATGTTTGCAAACTTTTTTGTTTTTAAATATGTATTTTCTATGAACAACATTCCGTGTTCGTATGGTGGTTCATAGATAGCAAGAAAGTCTGCAGGTACAGGCAACCTCCTGTACTTGTAAGTCTTTATTAATTCTATTGTGTATTCTTCTATAATACATTGTGGATATTTTGCTAATATGTCTTTGTATATTTTTAAACCAAGTTCATTAGGTACATCACAGCCAAATGTAGAGGCACACATTTCTATAGCCGTGCCTATATATTTAGGATCTGCAGGTAACATAAGTTTTTGACAATGCAACAATGAGCTTCGTAACAGATTAAGATATCGTAATGCGTTTCGTTCTGTAGCTACATACTCATCTACTTTGTTCTCTTTGATTGCTAATAGCAAAGACATTGTTAATCCTTTCACGGCGTTTTTGAGTATCCTTGGTGGTTTGAGTTGTATTGGATTGGAATTTCTTGGAACGCAGTAACCAAGATCGGAAAGCGTATTGCCAATCTGACTTATGTGTTCCACCTGCCCGATAATGGTTGATAAAGATTTTAAGTTCTTGTTCATAGTTATACCTTTCTCCAAATTCTTCTGTAATCCAACGCTTTGTATCGTAGCTTGGCTCAAAAGTTTTTGGGATTTGAGATTGATGTACATTGAGAATAAAGTTAAAGCCAAGCACAGTTATCCAATTAAAAAACATAGTGCTGCTTGGTTGCTTTTTACCACATTCCCAAAGCGATACTAACGAATCGGAAACACCTAGTTTTTCTGCAACTTCTTGCGAAGATAATCCTAGGTGTTGCCGTCTTTCTTGTAGTTCTTTGACTGCAATTCTATACATATGGACTCATCAATATTTCACATTCGGAATATGATAAGTCATCTGCACAGCTTTGTCTAACTTCAAGGAACTTTGTATTCTTAAACCTTTGTGTTGAGAGCAAGAGCCTTGCATAATAAGGTTTGTGATTGTTATTTATTTTGAATTGTTTATCAGTAGTATTTACCATTGTTTCCCAACGAACACGATTGATAAGCATTTCACTTGATAATTTTTTGTGTCCGTGATGTACCATATCAGATGCAAACTGTAGGTACAGTTCCCAAACTTTTGGGTTATCTAAATGAAAATCAATGAACTCGCAAGTGTTTGGCGACTTACCAAACTTTAAAGTCTTGCGATCAAATTTTAAGTCAACATTATATTTATCCATAATATACTCCTTTGTTTTAATGAATTAATGGTGGGCAGTAGTTAACGGAGACTGCTACTGGCAATCGCTACTGCCCATATCATTGCAAGGAACAACAACAAACCCTTGCATATGATTCTATAAATATTTATTCCAATGCTCATTCCACATTTCTAATGTAATAGCATTATATGTTTCGTCGTGCATATCACTTGCTTTTGCATTTGGAAATAGTGGTGATGATAATATGGTAGGTTTGAATGGTCGTACAGCAAATCTAAATTCTTGTATTGTTTCAGACTCGCCAAGTCTTGCTACGACTTCATCAAAAATTTGATCTTCTCGCATAATATATTCCTTTCGTACTATTATTATACTATTAATATACTATTATGCAACAAGTTCTTGCCATTGTTTAGAACCTAATGTTTTAGATACTTCATCTTCTCTACGTTTACGAATAGCGTGTCCACGCTGTCCATCTGTATGAGTAGACCAATATGTCATTGCATTGTACAACGCCCATTTAGTTCTGCCTAATGTACGTGCTTCTCTATCAAAACCTTCAAGTAATGTTTCTGTTCTTGTTACATTGTAAGGTATAGAATTAGTAGAACGTTTGAATGTTTTGCATAATGTTTGTTCAAGAAATCTTTGAACTGAATGTGGATGCAACTTGATATGTGCCCATTGTGAATAGTCCATACCAGAATCCATAAAGAAATCAAGACCAGATTTTACACGATCCGTAATACTTTGAATGTTTACATTGGTTGTATGTTTGAATCGTAATGTTGATGCGTTCATTGGTGTAGTGCAACCATTCATACACCACAAACGTAAGCCATCACATATAGTTGCAAATGCCCACGATTGGTCATATGAATTAAAGAAGTTGATACGAAACTTTATGATATCATCTTTCTGTGGTTCTACTACAAGGTTGTTGAATGTAACAGAGCCACGCATTTTTGCACCTGCCTCAAAGACTTCTATCTTGGTTTCGTAGTCAAACATACCCGTCTTTTCAACGCCTTGCATAACTTTATCAACCACATCTTTGTGTGCTATTGGTTTGTATTTACTGCCGTGAATACCCAGAACTTGTCCGGTATCTGTACGTACACACGCTCTAGCCATATCAGTAGGTACTTTGTAATTGTCTTTACCAATCTGGCCTGTCGTGTTTAGTGCTTCAAGTTCCACCATTTCTGTTGGAAACTCGTAGTCTTTTTTTATATCATCTAACATATTTACTCCTTTGTTTATGGTTAGATTAATGTTAAGCTAAAGTTCATACTTTTCCTTTCGTAGTAGATCAGCTAGCCCCTTAGCTTGTTCTTTAAGTATGGTTAGAGAAGTGGTGATGCGTTCCAAATTATCTTGCGATAACTCTTTCGCTTCACAATTATGCAAAGCCACTTCGATAGCACCCGTGCATTTTAATATAGTTCGCATCTCATATTCACACTTAATTAGGTATTGTAGAGCGTAAAGTTCAGAATTCAACTCCCACTCATACTGTTGTTCTAATGCTTCAATCGCCAATAGTTTTCACCCCCTTATTAATCATTGCTTTTAGTTCTAATAGCCGTGCATAATTAAAACCACAATCATTTGTATCCATTTCTTTAGCACCAATGACCTCTTCCCATTCGTTTACTAAGTCAGTAAGACAGTAAAAAAAATGTTTTTTATTATTGAATGCAGAATTTTTAGTCAGTTTTACTGATAGAGCCATTTGCAATCCTTTCTAGTTTGTCTACAGCTACAGCAATTTCTTTCATATAACCAACATATTCTTCAGAGATCATATTGTTTTCTATTTGCAATAAACAAAGCTGTGTCAAGAACTTCATTTCTTCATAGTGGTGCATAGCCAAACCAAATTTGTCGTGTGATAATTTATCTTTGGCATACAAGTCAGATATCTTTTCTTGATATTCATTAGACATCTCTCGGAATGTATTGATCCGATTGATTTCTTTGACGTGTTCTTCACGCACAATAGTTTCATAATGATGTTGGCGTGAATCTTCTTTTAAATACTTAGACATAATATACTCCTTTGTTTTTAAGTCTAATATAGCTATAGCTACATCTCGTTCTGTTAAAGATGTAGCTACAGTTTAAATGTTTTTGTTTTTGTCACCAACGGCATAACTAACCTGATCAACAGTAAGTATCACAGTCCGTCTACAAGGTACAAATTCCAAAAACCTTTTGCCAAGCATAGGATTCAAACCTATTTAGTCTTGACATAGTTGCACATTGCTAGTCAGTTTTATAGCAACTAGTCGGGCTATGCAACCATAGTGCAGGACAGTATATGAGGAAGGATTTGTGTGTCCTGCATTATGGTGGCACTCGCCTTGCATAGTGCTATGATAGTGACCCCCCCCGAGTGAGGGACGAGTGAGGGGGGGGTCACTTACTCTTGGATATATGTTTGACCAATTCAACTCCATATATTGATATGTATGTACAAAAGTATAGCAATGATGTCCAGAATTCAAATTCACTCTTATGCCAACCATCTATGACGACAATAGAAGAATAAATAAATACTGAAAATAAAATTAAATGATAACGAAAAGCCATATTACAATCCTTTATGAATATAAAAAAACTCTGTACCGAATGAACGATACAGAGTTTTATGATTAGTATTAAATGTCGGTTGAGTATTTAGAATTAGTTTTCATATTGTTTCGCTTCTTCATCTCAAGATGTTTAGAAACGTCATCAACTAATTTTGCCACATCTGATTCAGAATGACCATCTAAACCAATGAAATCACCGACAAACTTATTAAACAACTGAACATATAACTCAATCAATCGTTTCATATTTTTAACGACTTCCTGAGCTTGACCACATTTGGAACGTTGTTCTGTAATCTTTTCATCTCCATACAAAGATTCTCGTTCCTCCATTTGGTCAAGAGTGTTCTCCAAACTGTTAAGATAATTTTGTTTATTATCTCTTTGTGAATGTAGATAATTTAATGTTCTCCCATACAATAAGATGTTATCAATGTTCCAAGTAATGTCGTAACTTTCATCAGTATAAGACATACCATCAGAAATAGGTGGAACCATTGAGGAATCCATCTGCTCTGTGAACGCTTTGACAGTATCATCAAGGGTGAGTAATTTAGAAGAAACATTTTGTGCTCTTGTTGTTGTTGTAGAATTTGCCATATCAATTCTCCTTTCTTTGTTAGTTTTGATTGACGCATTCAACTATTCATATCCAGATTTCACCTACAACATATGCACCATACCAAGGAACGACTATGGCCTGTCAAAAAAAATATTTGCAACAAACCAAGGAGTAGGGGGATTTCCCCCAGAAATCCATATCTTTTTGACTCCCACAAGAGGCAAAAAGATTGACCTATGACTATGGGATTGTTAGTAAATATTTATTTTGATGCAATGTTGTAGGTGAAATCTGGCATATGACATAGTAGAATCGGCAATCCAAACTACCCAAAGAGAGGGGAATAGATATGCAAATACTACAATAACAACAGGAGTGCAAAATGTTTCTTCTAAATTAGGAGCAACAGTATCATTTAGTATATTGTCAAAGGGTTCACAGAGTAGATGGAATGACGATATGTGTAACCTATTTCAGATGGTATGTTGTTACTGATGAAAGTTACGCTCATTACTTGTGGTTATTGATAAATGTATGGGAAACTTAAATTCTCTACATTTGCAAAGAGTTCAAAATTATCTTAACAGTTTGGAGAACACCCAAATGGAGCGATAATTTTTGTATGGAGGTGTAAAGATACAACGTTTTAATGTGGTCAAGCGAAGGAGTAAAATATGGAATGATTGATTGAGTTATATGTACATTTGTTTTTGTCGGAGATTTTATTGGTTTGGGTGGACAATCTGAATGTGGTGAAATTAGTAGATGATGTTTCATCTTGAGGGAAGAAGGAAACAAGTGAAAACTGATTCACTCAACCCATTTAGTACTAATCATAAAACTGTGTATCCTCATTTGGTACAGATTTTTTTAGATTCAGAATAAACAAAGAGTGCGAAGCACACCGATAGTTAGTATGTTGACTTTTTTAACAGTTGCTGATATATGAAGATTATGTCCGTTGCAATAAAAGAAAGCAATCAAATTACTCCCAAAGCAAAGAAGTTAGTT